GTTGTGTTTCGTGGGCATAGCTAATCCCCCGGTCCTGGTGAGGGCCGGGGGATCGCTACCGATCAGACGCGGGGTGAAAGGAGCTGAAAGCCCGCCGCGTAGCTCGGGGTCTACGCCGGGGTGTGCGGTCCGTCTTCCTTGACCGTCGTTCCGTCCGCGAAGATGTAGCCGCTGGCCGCCGTGGCGCGAACAGTGATCGTCGTGCCGTGGGCGACCGCAACAGGGCTCGCGCCGAGCGGCGCCCAGGTGGTGCCACCGTCCAGGGTCTTTTCGTAGACGACGCCGGTGGCCGGCGTGTACGTGTACGTGCCGCCCGTTCCGGTGCCGGGTGCGAAGACGCCGGGGAAGACGATGGGGTCCACGTAGGCGAGACCGTTCAGCAGGTCGATGGGCGTTCCGCTCAGCGTGTAGGTGTGCGAGACCGTCACCGTGGGGTCAAGCAGGCTGGTGGCCGTGACGGTGATCGTGCTGCTGAGTTCGTCGTTTCCGACCTTGCCATTGCTGTAGCGAAGCATCCCGGTCGAGTCGGTCGGGCTGGTCGCGCCGGTGATCTCCACGTCCCAGGCGCCTGCAGGGTTGCCTGCCGCATCGAGAACGGCCACAGACGTGGAGAACTCCACGCCTCGCGGCAGGGTGTCGGTGCCGGGGTCGATGATGCCCTGATCCGTGTAGATGTCCAGGGTGATCGTGTCGGGGATGGCGGTCACGTCGATGGCCTGAGTTCCCGCTCCCGGGCCACCGATAACCAGCGTTTTGAACGGGTTCAGGTCCAGGAAGCTCGCGTGGTGAATGGCCTGGTTGTAGGTCTGCTTGATGTTGAACGGGTCGGCAGCCTGCTCATAGAGCGAATCGACCACGACGAACGTGCCGCCGTCGCCCTGATCGGTGCCCGCGTCCACCAGCGACCACTGGACCTGGTTGCCCGCGAACTCGGGGCGGCTGTCGAAGTACTCGTCCGGGACTTCCACGACTTGATCGGAGGGAAGAGCCAGCACGTATTCGGTATTGAAGGCCGTCCCGTATCCGACGCCGAGCGCTTCCATCGAAGAAATGCGGATCATCAGGCGAACCTGCTCGGCGGGCACCGTCTGGGGCTGCTTCGCCGTGCTGAATCGGTTCGTGAAGTCGGCCAGGTTCTTGACGGCGGCGCGGATGGTGACCGCCGATGCGATGGCCTCAGCCGGGGTGATCGAAGCAGGGTCCAGGTCTTCCGTGTGCTTGTAGAAGATGTTCGGGATGCCGACGAAACGCGCGAAACTGTCCATGAGCGCGTTGAACTCGCGGCCTCGGTCGGTGTTGAGCGCTTGCGTCAGCTGGTTTGCCAGGAACTGCGCGGCGGCGGGCGAATCGAACGACTGAGCCATGAGGCGGCCCACCTGGATGGGGTCCACCGTGATGGGAATGAACTCATCGCGAGTGAGCGCGATACCCGACTGGCGATACTCGGGCCGGAAGCGACGGAACCGCAGTTCGTTCTGGGGATCGTTCGGATTGGCCTGGATCGCGGTCGGCAGGCCGTGAGCGTCCACCACGATCATGGTCGCGCCGAACTCGGTCCGGCGAACGGCCAGCTGGTCGGTGTAGCTGGTCCATTCGCGGGCGTTGCTCAGGACGTTGCGCCACAGGTTCCAGGCGTTGTTCAGGTACGCGTTACGCGTCCCGGGGTTGCGGAAGGCCGCGCCGATGGTCTCGTGGTAGAAAGCCTTCGCGGCAGCCCCCGGCTTCACAGCGGGGTCGCCGGTACGCATGACTTCGGCCAGCGTCAGGTTGTCGATCGCTGCAAGCGGTCCAGTCACGGTTCAGTCTCCCTGTTTCATTTCGGCCAGGATGGCCTCACGTGCAGCGTAGTCGCTTTCGAACGCTGCAATGGCATCATCTTCGGTCGTGTCGTCCCCGTCAAGTCCGGCGTCCTCTTCCGCCTCTTCCGCCAGGGGGTCCACGCCACCCAGTTCGGCGATGGTGTTCCGGTAGGTCTCGATCTGGGCTGCCTGCTCCCGGATCGTGGCACGAAGGTCGTCCAGTTCGGCGCTGCCCTCTTCGGACGTACCCGGCGTCGTCTCGCCTTCGCCTTCGGTGTCGTCCTCTTCGGCGTCGTTCTGGGCTTCGCCTTCGTTCGTGTCGCCTTCGGCTGCGATCTCTTCGCGGTCCTGGTCGTCTTCGTTCCCCAGCTGGTCGGTCTCGCCGATGCCCGATTCGTCGTCGGCATCCTCATCGCGGCCCGTCAGCCAGTCGATCAGATCCTGTTTCAGGCCCATTCGTCGTCCACACTTCCACGGATTCGGCGCGGCTGGCGCGCGGGGGTGGGGGTGCTTTCGGCAGCTTCGGGCGTCTGCTCGGGAGCCTGCTCGGGAGCGTGCTCGGGAGCCTGCTCGGGAGCGGGCTCGGTGGCCGCGTCCTTTTTCTTGCCGAATGCCATGCTGGGGAGTGTAGCAGGCCCCCGACGAATCAGGGGCCTGCTATTTGGCCGTTTCCATTGCGTTCGTGTCCGGGTGCCCCCGGCGTCAGCCTGAACCGGGCTTTGGGCCCCGCATGGTCTTTGGCTCGCTTAGGCAACGGGCGGCGCATGGGTCAGCTTATCTCAATGGTCAGGTCGCTGCGATCCATTCGCATCGTCAGCTGGCCGCGTTCGAGATCGGCCCAGCCGTCTAGGCGGCTTGCGTCCTCCACGCCATTGACGATGCAGTTATAGGCCAGGTGGTCCCAAATGTCATCTTCGGTCGTGATGGCCGAATAGATGCCTTCGAGTCGCCACGTCTTTTTGCCGTCGTCGTCCCAATAGAACGGGTTCACGCCTTCGGTGGCTTTGAACTCCACCGGCACGCTTAGGTCATAGGTTCGCCGCACTTCCATGGTTACTTCCTTTCATCGGTGCCGGGAGCCGCCCGGCGCGGGGTCAATAGGCCCGGTGGCCCCAGCCGTCACGCTCGCCGATCTCGAAGTCTGTTGAGATCAGGATTACGCCGCCGGCTACGCGACGGGGGACTAGCTTGCCACTGAACTTCGTGCCCACCACAATGTCTTCGACGCGGGCACCTTGCAGCAGGATTCTGGGCAGTCCGGCCACGTGGGCTTCGACGTGCTGCTGGTCGCCTTCCGTGATCCGCTCGGCGTATGCCTTCGCCCGCAGATAGGTGGCCTGGTCGAAAATGGCTTCACGCTTCCAGGCGCCTAGCTTCGTGTCGTGCACTTCGAGCGTGCCGGGGTTGGTGCCGATCACGTGGCAAGAATCAGTATCTGCTGCTAGAAACCGATCACCGAATGATTGGGCGGCGCGGATCACGCGGTCTCTTGCGTAGCTGGTCGTCCACACGCCCACCGGCGTGTAAGCCGGTTCGTCGTACTCTTGCGGGGTCAGCCCGTATCGGACGACTCCGGCTTCGTCAATGCTCGGCAGCCGCCCGGCGCGAAGGGGATTGATAGCGAAGCGCCCCCACAGGTTATTTAGCTGGAACTTCGCCTGTGTCCGCATTCCGCCTGTGCTGGTGGCTTTGACTTCCATCCATTTGTCGATATACCGGTCAAAGAGCCCTCGCGCGCCACGGAAGGCGAAGCCGCCAATCCATTCGTGCACTTCGATGTCGTACTGCTCATGGAGCAGCTTCCAGTCGATCTCAGTCCCGTACCATTCGATAGCTTCGGCGTGCAGCTGGTAGGTAACGGGGTCGAAGCGGGCGTCGCCTTTGACCTGGATCATGGGGAGTCTACCGGGCTTGATGTGCGCGTCAATCAGCGCGCCGATGATCGTATGGGGGTGACTTTTTAGGGCCAGCTGCCCGGCTGCGAGAGCCACCGGTTCGCCGATGGGGTAGGACGAATGTCGCATGACGGCGGGGTACATCGAGTTAACGTCCCAGACCGAGCCTTCGACGTTCAGCAGCTTGCCCTGGTACTTCGGATTGACGTAGGTCCAGCCGCCCCGGTAGGCGCGTCTGATCCAGTCGTCTAGGTCTCGATCCAGCAGCGGGAAGATCGCGCGAAACTTGCCGGGCATCGTAGTCCGGTATTCCGACATTGCATCGCCGCCGATGGTTAGGCCGGTGTTGCCGATGCCCTCGGCGACCCGAAGCGCGGTTCGAACGATATCCACGTCAGTGCGTATGTAGTTCCATTCTTCGGGGGTGGGCTGGTAGCCCTTTGGCCGTTCGGCTGTGTAGTCGATCTCGCCTTTTCCGAGCTTCGCGCCGTACATTCCTGCCAGCTGAGCCACGGACGTATTGGGGAACTTTTTCAGGCTGTCGCGTACTTCGAACTTGCGGCCATCGGCCAGGTGGACCGTTCTCGAATAATGGGCGCCCTGGTCCGAGATCAGCGCCCCCAGGCAGCCTTGCGGGGTGTGCCGGGGAAGCCATTGCCCGGCTTCCATTCCTAGCCCTGTCGGCGGCTCAGCGCATAGGTAGGCGTCCAGGAAAGCGCCGTCAAAGCGCAGGTTGTGGAACCAATGGATTCCGCCGAGCTCGGCGGCTTTCTCGACGTAGCTTTCGATGGTGGTTCCGGTGTAGATGCGGTCTTCGTCTAGGGGAGCGATAGCCCACGACCACACGCGGACGCGGCCCGTTCGATAGGTGGCTGTCAGGGAGCCGTCTGGCTGCCGAGTCGCGCTGACCGTATAGGCGCCGAGTCGATCCGAGCGCGCAACTGTGAGGCGCGTTTCACCGACGCCGAGCGAGGCTAGCGACTCGATCTCTTCGGCGTCGAGCCGGTACGGCTTCGGCTTCCCGTCAAGGTCGGTAGTTGTCTCGAAATCATCGGCATACCAACGGGCGCGCCTGTATCGCTCATCTTCGTTCATGGGAGCAACGGCGAGATATCTACGGGAAGCGGATCGAACCACCAGGCCCCTGATCTAGGCCCCGCAGTAATCAGCATCGCGCTACGGTTCGCCGTCTTTCGCTGGTAGTCGATGATGTAGCAGACATAGCGCCCATAGCCGTTCAAAGAGATCACGCCGGTTCTAACTCGGCGTGCCATCAGACACCATGCCTTTCCCGATATGCCTGCAGCGCCGCAACGGCCTGATCTATCGTGCAGTCTTCCGATAGCCGCAGTTCGTGGATCGACTGACCGAACATGAGCTTTCCCGGCTCGGCTTCGGCGTCCACGTATTCCAATACGATTCGAACCGTTACAACGGTCGCGGTTTTCAGGCTCATGCTTTTTTCCCCCATCGCTGCCATGCGGCCTCTTTGCTGGTCTCAGCTGCCAGGCCGATGCTGGCCCACGACTTGCCGAAGCTACGTTGCCCCGCAACAGCCACGGCGATGGCAGCTTCCAGGTCGCCCTGCAGGTGCAGCAGTTCGCGCAGTTCGTGTTCGTCGCTCTCGCCGACACGGGCACCAGCTGACTTGATGAACCGCTTAGCCGCTTTGATGTAGTCCATCGTTTCGACTTCGCGGCGTGGCCGCTTCGACGGCCTGTCGGCCAGTGCAGCCTCTAGTTTTTCGATCCGCGCCTGCTGCTTTTCAATGATCTTTTGCAGCTGGCGGGGCGTGAAGGGCGCCTTCACGGTGGAATCGGCCCCAGACTGGGCCGGTGCGGCTGTGTCGTCTGGGGTGTTCGGCGCCGTAGCGGCGCTCATTCGCAGACCGCCGATGGGAGCGCCAAAACCTTCGCGCCACGCGCCGACTTGCCCACGACGCGCAAGCCTAGGGCCTTCGCATCGTTCCAGAACTGCAGGGCGTCGGCCTTCGACATTCCGCGCGTGAAGACGTAGGGGGTGAGCCCATCCGGTGCGTGCAGTGCCCTGGTCATTATCAGGCTGCGCCGTTCGTTCTCAGTCATGCCCAGACCGTCTTAGTCTGCTCACAGATCGTTCCGTCTTCGAGCCGCCCCAGACACTGAGCAATGCTGGACCGGCGTCCGGTGAACTCGGCGACCGTGACGAAGACGTGCCGGTGGGTGGTGTCGGCCCGGTGTCGGGGTGGCGGCGGCATGAGCTTCGGAATGGGGCGGCCAATGTCGTGGACGGTGTAAGCGTGGCGTCCATGCGGCGCCGACCTGAGTTCGGCGGGGTAGAGCGAGTTCACGTCGATGGGTTCCCCCAGCGGCGCTTCGGTCAGGGGGTGGAATCCATCGCCGTCCACCCAGCCTCCCTTGTATGCCTGGCGGATGGCCGCCTGGCGGTCGTTCTCGGAAGTCATGCCCATGCCTCGCATTCGGGGCCGTGAAGCGGGCAGACGTTCACGGCACGAATGCCGATGTTGTAGGCGGCCAGATTCACGGTGATGATGTCCGATCCCAGGGCTGCGATGGCCGGGAGGGTCGTGGCGTGGACGGCGTCGAGCGCTTCGGCGAGCGTGTCGAAGTAGCGGGGCGCAGTCCACATGCCGCCGCTCTTCACCTTCGTGTGGTACGGCCCACGCAGTTTGGTCGGGGTGGTCTCGATCAGTTCCCAGTCGCCGTATTCGCTGCGCGTGGTGTCGCTGAACCAAATGCCGTCTGTGGTGTAGCGCAGGCGGTCGCCGTCGATCTCGACCACATCAACGATGGATTCGGACCAGGGCTGGCCCTTGATGATCGCGTGGCGGACGATGGCTTTTTGCCCTGTCGTCGTGAATGACATTTTGCCCCTTTCAAAGGCGGCCCGGGTGGGCCTTGTGAGAGATACGTTACGCGGCTCGGCTGTCTTTTCAGACCCCCACTGAGGGGGTCAGATTGTCAGTCTCCCGATTCGGCTGGGCGCGTAGAGCCGGGCGGCGTCCTGTGCGTATTCGGCGAGGGTTTCGAGCATGTCTAGGCCCTCTTCCACGTCCCGGGATTCGGGACTAGCCAGGATGCGGTCTAGCGCCCCGGTGTAGAGCGATTGGCCGCCTGTGTGTTCGAAGAGGATGGCTACCGATTGGGCCGAGCCTGACGCGATGATCTCGCTTAGTCGCTGGAACCGGCGCCGCTGCTCGCCGTTCATGGTTTCGGTTAGGCGTTCGGATTGTGGGCCGTCGTACAGTTCGGTTACCAGCTGCGCTTTGCGCGCTTTGCCTAGTGGCTGCAGGCGTTCGGCGTTCGCTCGATCTCGGATGGCTCGCGCTTGCCGTTGCTGGCCGGCCTTCGACTTGCGGGGCGGCGCGATGCGGGGTCGGCGCTCTTTGGGTCTGATGTTGGCTTTGGGGTTCTGCACTAGGGGCAGCTGGCGCAGTATTTCGTCGCGTCGGCTTCGCAAGCCTTCGGCGTACTGCTGAGCGGCTTTGACGATTCCGCCGCCGTGGGCGGATGGCCCCCGGGTGACGGGCTGGCCTTTGGCCGCTCGCTGCCGGGCTCGGTATGCGGCTGACGCCGCTGCCTGGCGGGCTCGAAGGGCCGCCAGTTTTTCGGGGTCTGTGGGTCGGGCCATCAGCGTGCCAGGGCTTGCCGGGATGCCATTGCCGCTTGCCCGACCATGAACATGGACCCGGCTCGATAGTGGCGCCGGGCGATGCGCCGCACGAAGTGGCGGCCATCGGCCAGGACGACGCCGGGGTGTACGGCGTGGGGCTCGAAGGCGACGACGGGGGCGCTTTCGTCGGCGAGCGGCCCGGGGGTCACGTACATGGTCAGGTAGTTGGCTGCCTGCCACAGACCGAAGGTGCCGCGCATGGTTACGAGAGTAGCGAAGGGCTTCGAGTCGGCGGGGCGTTCGTCTACGACGTAGCCGCCATCTGGCAGGAAGTAGTCGCCGCTGGCGTAGTCGGTTTGGAAGGTGCCGAGCGCTTTCCCGTAGACGGTCTCGCCGACGCGCACTTCGTATTTGGCGGCGTCTACCAGGTGCAGCACTACATCGCCGTTAGTGCCCTTCCCCTTTTGCCATTCGCGCGAGGCGTCGAAGCCCCATTCGAGAAAGTAGGGGTTGTCCAGTTCGATGGGGTTTCCCAGTAAGTAGATGCGCGTTTTGGCTCGACCGTCACGCCCGACGCGAGATCTATTTACGGTGATCCACAGGCGCCGAAGTCGTTCCACTTCGTCGGTCAGGTATCGAAGTCCGGGGCTGGCGAAGCATTCGTCGTAGGCGATTGTGTCCACGTCGGGATACTCGGTGCCTTTCATTTGGTAGCTGGTCGAGAGGGCCGCGAATCGGACGATTGTCCGCCACAGGCCGCCGTCCTTTCTGACCTGGCCGGCGTTGCCGTCTACGCGGAACTCGAAGCCGGGATGTTTGGCGGCGATGGAGTCAAAGAATCCGACTTTGGCGTGGGTGAGTTCGACCAGGTTTCGCCGTAACCACATGACCTGGCGCCCGGTTCGGATGGCGTCTACCACGTCGTCGGCTTTCATGCCGTAGGTCTTCCCGATGGATGGGGGTCCGCCCACTATGGAGATCAGCGCGTTACGCGACTTGATGGCTCGATAGTCGTACCACTGGAAGGGGGCCGTCACGGCTTGATCTCCCATCCGGTGTGGTGGTGCCGGTACATGCCGCAAAGGCCGCAGATGTACCAAAGCCGAACGCTGAGGCGCTCGAAGCGATGCGCGATCATTTCTCGGTCTCGATTCCTGGGGGCGACTGAGCCCGGCAGCGGGTAAGCGGCTGCCGGGCTCAGATCGCGGGTGCCTACTTGCCGGGCTTGATGGTGGCCTTGAACACCTTCGCGGGCGTCAGGTCTTCCGACAGGTCTTCGTCGCCGGTGTACTCGACCGTGAGCGTGTCGCCCACGTGCAGGTCGTCGGCGCCGATGCGCTGCAGTTCGGCTGCGATGGCGTAGCTGATTCCGCCCCGGGTGTGCATGAGCGTCCGCGTCCCGTTGACGTCCAGCGTCACGTCGGTCTGCAGTTCCAGGGTGCCCACGAGATCGGTCTTCGCGGCGACCGGGCGGCCACCTTCGAAGATCGGGACGGGGGCGTCTTCGACGCTGAGCACCTTTCCGGTGATCTTCGTTCCCACGCTGTTGAATCGAGCGGGAACGGTGCGTGCGGTCTCGGTGAATCTTCCCATGACATTTCTCTTTTCTTATCGGTTCGGTTTCGGTTCAGTGCGACCCTGGGCTGGAATCGTTACCAGCCAGACGACTCAACTTGTGGTGAGAGCCCGGCCCGTTCCAGGGACGCAAGCGAGAGTGTAGCCCCTATCGGCTCGCGTCACCAGGTACACTCCCGGTCATGGGAACTGGTCGCTATCCGGCAGCACGAAAGCAAGAGGCATCGCCGTGGCTGAACGGTGATGCTCAGGCGCATTTCAATCACTATTACAGCCGCCTGGCTGGTGTCGCCATGACGCGCTATCGGTGGGAGGGTCTTCCCGACAACATCGACCCCATGCGGCTCGAAGCTCAGCTGGTGCTGAACGGCGGTCTGGCCGCGTTCATGCACCTTCGCCCGGGCAAGCCGTTGAAAGATGGCGAGTTTGAGGCTGCAGCGGGCAGGTTCACAGTCACGCGGGCCACCTACGGCGCCGGTCAGCTGGACGACCTTTTCAATCCGGCCACCTATCAGCCTTACGGGCCGGGCATGACCCCGAACCGGTTCACGACTAACGGTCCGATCAAAGACTGGCGGGGCGTCCCGATCTGGGGTGACGCGCTTCGGATGAACTACGACGGCGAAACCATTCTGTACTTCGCCAACCGGATGGCCCGATCTGCGCTGATTGTAGACGTGAACATGGCTTCCACCACGCGCGGCGTGGTGGTCGCCACGGACCAGGATCAGAACCTGACCGATCAAACGATTCTCGAAACCGTGATGAGCGGCGTTCCCACCTTCGTGACGAAAGCGAAAGGCGCCACGCTCGACAACATCAAAGCGCTCGATCTGGGCGTGCACCCCGACACAGTGGAGCGGTCGCACGTCGTGGCGATGCGGCTGTGGAACGAAGCTCTTATGGCCCTGGGCGTGCAGGCTGGGGCTCAGGAGAAAGACGAACGCCTGACCGACGACGAAGTGCAGGCGATCAAAGGCGGCGTGGAAGCGATTCGGCGCCGAACGCTCACGCCACGGAAGCAAGCGGCGTCGCTCATCAATCGCCGGTACTTCGGGGGCGCCGAGATCGTTCGGGTGGTTGACCAATGGTGAGCCCCACCGGCCCGGCCCGGATCGAAGACATTCCCGACTTTCCCGGCATGCCGGGTCAGCGCCCGGCGCCGGGAGTTCCGCCGACCGTGGCGTCGGTTTCGGTGGTTATCGTTACGGCCCCGCTGGACCCGGATTACCGGAACGTGGCGCTGAACGCTGCCGCCGTTGATGCGTTCATTCAGGCCGAGATCGACGGCGGCAGGGCGCACGTCGATTCTGTCGAACGGTGGTCGCCGTGGTCGAACTTGCAGCTGGAACTGGGCTGGGCGGCTGGCGCGAAGTTCAACTATGGCCGATTCGAAGTCGGGGGGCGCAAGTGGTACGGATTCCTGAGCGCCCAGTATCTGAACCTGAATGATACGACCTACGTCGTGACCCCCGATGCCTGGACTACCTATGCGCCGACCCTGGGTTATTCCACCATCGCACGCGGGCACGTGGCCGTCGCGGCGTCGGCGGCTGGCGACATCGGCTATTGTCTGGAGCCTGAACCGTTCACGCCTGGGCCGCTGACCGGCTATGCGGGGTATGGCGTCGATCCGCTCGGAACCCCTCGCGTCCTGGTGGTCTCCACGACTGACCTTCGGGCCGATCCGTTCGTGCCGGTGGACGACGACGAAACCACGACCACAGACCCGATCTCGGTTTCGCCGCATGCATCCGGGACGATCACCCCTCACGTGACTGTGAACAGCCAGGACTACCACTACAGCATCGGCCAGACTTCGGGCGCCGGGTACGAAGACCCGTTCTATTACCCGTATGCCGATGGTGATGCCATGATGCGCCCGCTGGCCGTCGGCGCTACGCCGTCCATCATTGACGGCATCGTGGCAGAAGGCGGCGCGTTCCTGTATGGCTCGGTCGGGGCCGCCATCACACACCTGTCGAAACTCGCCCACACGCCGTGGATCGCCGATGGCATCCAGCGAGTTCTGTTGCTCCCGGGCGGCGGGGCTGGCGGCAATGGGGCCGTTGACCTGAGCCCGGTGGATGGGATTCCCGACACCAGCGGGGCACCTGCCTACGTGTCGAACCTAACGACAGCGAGCCAGTCCACACAGACGCTGGCGGCTGACTGGGCCGCGAGCTTGCCGGGCGATTACGCCGACTGGACGAAGCTGCGAACCGCGCCGTATTCGTCGGTTCAGATCGCTGACAGGCTCGGCGCTGCGAATGAATACGAACCGCAAGAACTCGGAACGGCGGCCCTGCAAGTTGTCATTCAGGCGGCGTTCTACCCCGAAGCCGACGTGGCCGTGTGGGTCGTTTCGAACGGGGCCGCTGCGCCTCGCAAGCCGATGAGTGCCCCCGTTGGCGCGTTGATGTCTCACTACGCTGTGGGCCGTGATCGCGTCTTCGCGAGCGAGGCGGCTCCCGTCGCGGCGAACCGCGCCCAGTCGCTGATTGACATGCTGACCGCGATTCAGCATGCCAACGTCGATAACACCTTCACCCTGTCGTCGTCGTACCTGGCGACTGGATACGCGGCACTGGAAGCGGTCTGATATGGCACAGCATCGAGCTACCGGCACCCCCGACACGCGCCCCCGGGCGGCATCGGCTGAGCCTGCCCGTCACGCCCAGCTGACGGTTACCGGCGTCACGAAAGAGGCTGTTTCGGCGGCTTCGCTCTTCGGGTCGAGCGTCCCGAAAGGTCCGCTGTCACCCGCACTCGGCGCTCAGCATGCGTCCGATGGAAACACGCTGGTAACAGATGAATCCTTCGCTCAGGCCGACATCGCTTCGGCTATGGCGGCCATCGACGCCATATCGACGGCGCGCGGTCTTCGAGCTAGCGCACGGTCGGCGGAAGCCGTAGCACCGACCGCCGGCGATGTTTCTATCGAGTCGCCCCGGCTGCTCGCGCACGGTCGCGGGCCTGCCGTCTACGTGCTGGGAATGGTGGGCGGCGACATTGCCCGGGCCGTCGCCATGTTCAAGCGCTACGGCTACACGATCAATCGCGCATTCATCCCCCAGCAACTGAACGTGATGAGCCATTACAGCTACTGGCAGACCGAAGAAACGACGGTCCTGGGCGATCTTCCGCAGGACGCACGCGAAGCCATCGCGGGCATGTTCGAGCGCGGCACGACCGTGTGGGATACGGTCGCCGAGATCGGCACGGAACCCCCTAACGATCCGGTTAGTGGCATCAGTTACTAAAGCCATTCCGCCGTGAAGGCGGCCTTCACAGCTAGGATTCGACCATGACCGCGTTGCCCATGACTCTCGAAACGGCCCTTCGGCATGAGGGTTACACCATCGACGGCGCGCACGTTGATGCGTTCGACATCACTGTGCCGGAAGGCGTGATCCACGTTCCCGCGATGGAGACTTCCGTTCTCACCTGGCGGCGCGACCCCATCGACCCCGAACCGGGCGACGATCTTTGGCTGTCGAGTTTGCCGCTGTTCAGTGAGGCGTACCGCCCGGTGATCCTGTCGAGCATTCTCGACCGTTTCCGTACTCGGCGACTCGGCTACAACACCCCGGGCGAGTTTCGGTTGGCGTTCCGGCGCTGGGGCAACCTGAACATGGCCGTACTGAATCGGCTATATGCATCGACCGCTGTCGATCTGCCTTTGGATGAGATCGCGGCCACGGTTCATTCGCTCGATGTGGATAGCGACTTCCCTCAGTCGCTGGTATCGGGAAGTGCCGATTACGCGACAGCTGCCGTCGATCGAAAGGTGGCCGAGAACGGGCGCCGCGTTTCGGTAATGCAACTGCTGGCCCAGCAGCGAGCCGCGTTCCTGAATGTCGATCAGCAGGTGATCGAAGGGCTGGAATCGCTTTTCCTGCAGACGTTCGATCAGGGGGAATCGGGGGCGCCCAATCCTTTCGCGCCCCCTCCCGGGCTGTCGTATCCGTTCGGGCACTTCACGCCCGCCCAGCCGTGGGGCTGGTAAGGTACGCGCATGAGCGACTTCCCGGGGCCTTTCGATCCGCCTGAGCTTGACGTCCCGCTGCCGCCGCCCGAAGTTGGCTTCGGCTCACCGTGGGCACCGGCTGACGGTGAGAACCGCGACCGCATCCTGGATTGGTGGCGCATGTGGTGGCGACGGGTGTTCTTCCCGTGGCTCTCGGCGTTCCTGGCGGCGTTGAATGCATGGCTGGAAGCAGCGGAAGCGTACATCATCGCGCACGCCATCAGCGGCTATTCGTGGCGGACCACGGCTACCGTTCTCGATCCGGTTGTGGGTCACACGACGGCAGCCACATTCACCGGTGTGGATCAGGCATTCCGCCCGCTGGTCGTGGGCGACCTGGTGGCCGATGAGACCGCCGCGAAGACTTACGGCGAGATCACGGCTGTGATCGACGCGACACATGCCACGGTCACAACGCTGGGCAAGCTGTCGGGGCTGGACGGCCACAGCTGGTGGACAACCACTACCCCGATCAGTGCCACCGGGACCACCGATGTGACCCTGACCGCCGAAGCCGGGCGCCTGCCCCAGGTCGGCGACTTCGTTTCGGATCAGACATCAGCCCTTCGTTACGGTGAAGTCACGGCCCTGATCGACGCCACACACGTGACCGTCGCGCCTCTCGGGGTGCTGCGCGGTCTGGCTGGCTTCGGCTGGTGGGTGACGGCTACAACCATCGCGCACACCGGAACCACGGATGTGGTTCTGTCAAGCGGCCCGGATCGGCTTCCGCAGATCAATGACCTGGTGGTGGACGAAACCCCGTCGAGTGCTTACGGCGAGATCATCGCCGTGGGCGATGCCACACACGTGACCGTCGCCTATGTCAACACACTGGAAGGTCCTGCCGGTGTCGCCGATCTCGGCGCCTTCGACTTCACGACCCCGACGCTGGCTTCGGAAGGCGTCTATCAGGGTCAGATGGCGGCTCAGCCTCAGATGGTGGGCGCATTCACGGTCACGGTGGATCATCCCGCGTGGGTGCGGGTGTACGCCTCTCAGGCGTACATGCTTGCCGACGCTTCCCGCGACATCTTGACGCCGCTCAACATCGCGGCGGACCACGGCTGCTATCTCGACTTTGTGGGCGTCCTGTCCGAACTGTCGAAGACCCTCACTCCCGGCGTTCAGATCACCGATCTAGGCGACGGGGTTTGGCTGTCGGTGACCAATACCGACCTGGCCGACCCGCAAGACATTCGCGTCCATCTCGATTACCGCATCTTCAGGGAGTAAGGTCACTTTCATGGCATACGCACAAGACACCATCGTGGACGCGAACGCGGCCAACGTACTGGCCGGGGTTCTCGATGGGCTTTTCATCGACGCGGGCTTTACGGTGGTCGAGACCTTGACGCCGGGCGCTTCCACCTGGTTCACGAAGGTCTACAAGTCGGCCGGCACGGACAACCAGTGCGGTTATGACTGGTACGCGGTCCTGATGTGGAACAGCGTCGGCACCGAACAGCAGGTGCAGCTGATCGCGGGCGCGGCGTACAACGCGGGCACTCATGTGCTGTCTCAGATTCCTGGTCAGTTCGTCGCGACCCGCTTCGCCGAAGAGACCACCGGTGCGTTCATCGGTGCGTACAACGTGAACGTTCAAACGGATCTGAGCTTTCAAATCAACACCCATTCGCAGAACATCCAGAAGCCGTGGTTCTGCGCCGTGGTTCCGTCGTCCGCGTTCGGCTACTGGGCGTCTATCACGCTCGATCACTTCGCGCTGTTCACAACCATTCAGACGAACAGCTACGGATTCGCCGCCACGCTCGACCTGGATGCTGGATGGCCCGCCGAGCCGTTCGCCGTCAATGAGTCTCCGCTGGTCGGCGCTGCGGGCGGCGGCACCACGTACCCGAACATCTTCGCCGCCGATGGGATGTCTGCCGCGATGGTGTGCCCGCCCGGCGCGACGAGCTTCGTGCCGACCACGATCCGGACAGCGCCCATCGGCTCGAAGCTCCCCATCCTGGCCGGTAACTTCCTCCCGGCTTACGCCTGGAAGCCCGCTTACTACCTGCAGTCGGTGGCCGCCGATGTGGGCAGCGGAACTCCGCCGTGGGATTCGCCGACATTCGGCGATGGTGTCCTGATCGGAACGATCATCGACTTTTACTTCGTCTATGGTGGCAACATCGGCGACACGGTGGAGATCGACTCGGCTACCTACGTACTCAGCGGCATGATCAACGCGCAAGAGGGCCCGCTGGTCAATCCGTACGTTGCGGTCCTGGTCGAGTAATGGCCGCTCTCGGAACGCTGACCGTCGCAGACATCACCCGGCACGATCCTGAACGGCTGCCGGTCAGCAATTACAAGATTCACCGGGGCTTGCACCTGGGGGCTATCTCGGTCTACACGCCGCCAGTTCGGACGCCGCTGCTGCATTCGGTGAGCAACTACGTGGTTCGCCAGATTCGCATTATCTACCGTCAGCTGTGGCCTGCCCACGGTCAGCGGTTCCCCCAGTAAACCTGCTCAAGAAAGTACAATCAGATCATGGCCCCGAAAAACGGTTACGTCCCCGAATCTCAGCTGGTGGAAGTGGAGCCCGGCATTCAGCTGGCGCGCGACACGGCGGCGGCCTATCTTCGAGCGAAGGCAGCGGCGCGAGCCGATGGGGTGGCGTTGAGCATCGCGCGCCCTGCCGGTGGTTACCGGTCTTTCGGTACTCAGCAGGACATGCACGTGCACCCGGCGCTTTACAACCTGGACCCCACCAGCACGGCTGGGCTGGCTGCTGCCGGGCATTCAGGTCACGGTCTCGGCAACCGTGTGGATATCAACGGGAACGGTCGTCCGTGGTTCCTGACACACTGTGCCGAATACGGCTTCGTTCGGGAGTTCGGCGCTGCTGATCCGGGGCACTACGAGTTCCCGGGCGAGACCTGGCCGGGCGCTGATGGCGCGCCTGGATCGCCGACCGTCGTCCCTGGCTGGCACGTAGGAGAGACCGACTTCACTGGCAAGTACGGCGAGAACGAACTAAACGGCGCCCGCTGGTATTGCATCGAGCCTGACACCAACAACAGCAAAACGATCTGGGCTGTGGCGAACAATCACGGTGTGACGCTCGCTCAGGTGGCCGGATGGACGGCGCGTGTGGCCGCGTCGAAGTGGGGCGGCCAGCTGCTGCAGCCGGGCTCTTCGTGGTGGGATGGGTCGGGGCGTTACTTCGCGGGTGTGTGCATTGCGCTCAATGACGTGGCGGCGATCCTGGATGCCTACGAAGCTCAGCAGATCGCTGATCAGGTGGCTGCGAACGCCACGGCTCTCGCGGTCGATCCTGAGACCACTTCGGAAGGCGCTCCCGGCGCTCTGACGGCTGACAATGCGATCACCGGCCTGACACCCACGCCGAAGCCTGAGCCCGCTAAGCGACTCACAACAAAGCAACGGGTCGCCGAAGCTGCTCAACTTTCTGGGCTGCCTTCGGGCTCGGTAGACGCCGTTCCCGACGCACCGCTGGCGGGTCTCTTTGCCGGTAACCCCATTGGGCGTCGTCGGGCCTATTTCGCCTACGCGGGATCAGCCCTCTTGATCTCGTTCGGGCCTGACATCGTGACGGCTGGTGTTCTGACGGCACATCAAACACCGATCTTCGTCACGTGGGTGAGTCTGGCTACCAGCGTCCTGCTCAAAGTCGGCGTGGCCTTCGGTTTCGTCGCTGCGTCGAACGTGGGCAAGTGAGCATGGCAACAAATGAGCAGGTCCTGGACAAGCTCGAAAAGGTCGGCACCGATGTGGCCGTGATCAAAGACCGGTTGCCGACCATCGCCCAGCAACTGAGCGACCACGAACGGCGTCTGCGCTCTCTCGAAGCTCGGACGTGGTATGCGTTCGGCGGCCTGGCATTGCTTGCCTTCGGTATCCCCCTCGCGCTCAAAGTCCTGGGGTTCTGATGAATCGCCGCAAACGTTCAACGTTCGCCCGCAAGCACGCGGCCATCCCTCCCTACCAGGCGCCGGCCATTACCCGGGCCGATCTGCCCGAGCCCGGCAGCGCCGTCGCTGCCGTTGCGGCCTTCCTGATCTTCGGAACCGTCGTCGCCGTCGTCGTAGCAGCCCTAGCTGTGCTGCTGGCCCTCTCGACCTTTCGAGCCGCCTACTAGCGCGGCCAGCGTGGGGCGTTGAGCAAGCGCCCCGAGACCGAAGCCCTAGACTGGGGTTTCGCGCTCTCGAAGAAAGGG